CGCGCATAGCCGGCCGCGCGCCAGCCGGGTACGATCCGCACGAGCCGGGGCCAGGCGGTGTACGGGCCGCCGCGCCGCCGCGGGAGTTCTCCAGGCCCGCGTCGCGGCCCCGGCGCTCCTCCGATAGCGCAACGATCGCATGTGCACCCCGCCCTGGTGCCGTGACGCGCTACCCGGCGCACCCATGGATTTCCACCAGCTGCAGCGGGCCGACCGCTACGAGAGCCGCAAGGAGCGCGTGCGCGCCGTCGCGGACCGGATGCACCACCTCCTGGCGGCGAACTGCTGCCTCGACAGCCTCGACGCGGCGATACGCGCCCTGGAAGGGGTGGCGCTGCGGGGCGAGCGGCTGGCCCTGGCCCACGCGCAGGCTGCCCGCCGCGCGCCGCCCGCAGCGGAGGAAGGCGAAGCCGACGACGCGGAGGGCGGCGCGCGGCGGCGCGTCACGGCAGACGGGGCGGGAGGGGAGGGCGCGGGGCCGGCCGATGGCGTCGCCGGCGACGCGCTCCGTCCGGACGCGCCCGGCGAGGAACACCCGGCCGCGCCCTCGGGAGAGGAGGCGCCGCCCGCCGCGGACGGCCCCGCCGAACTGACGGTGAAGCAGAAGCCGCCCGTCGCCAAGCCGGGCCGGACGCGCGGCTGGGCGCCCGGCTCCGCCAAGGCCAAGGCGAAGCCCGCGAAGCCGAAGCCACGACCCCGGAACAAGCCGAATCGGCCCGAAGCGGGGAACGCCGCGTGAACGGCGAGGCCCCCCCCTCCACGCCCCTGCCGCCCGGCTTCCTCAAGCCGGCCGACGACGCCGATCTGGTGCTCCCCGGGGCCGAGGTCGTGCCCGACCGCTTCAAGCCGACCGGCCACGCGAACGACGGGCTGGCGTCCGACGGCTGGTGGCGCGTCGAGCCCCTGCGGCTGGCGAACGCGGCCCGCCAGTGGGTGCGCTGGCGGCTGCTGGCGCTGCCGCAACTGAGCGACAGCGACGCCGACCGCTTCATCGCCTCCCTGTCCCCCGCCAAGCGCGAGGACCTTTTCCGCCGGGCCGTGGACGGCCGCGGCACGGAGGGCTTCTGACCGTGCTGCCGCTGCTGCTGCGGCTGGTGCCGCACGTCCCGATGTTCCTGCTGCTGGCGGCGCGCTCGCGCCTGGACCGGATAGGGAAGTGCTCCACGCGCCTGCGGACGGGCTGGACGATCGAGAAGGAGCTGCGCGCCCGGCTCGGGGACGCCGCCCGGTGAAGGCCCCCGTCAAGCGCCGCGGGCCGCGCCGCGAATGGACGGAGGAGGAGCTGGCGGCGGCCCGGCGGCTGCGGGGCCTGGGCGCCTGCTTCAAGACGGTGGCCCGCGCGCTCGGCACCGGCCGCACCGGCGACGCCGTGCGGATCAGGCTCGCCGGGCCCGAACAGGCCAGGGCCCCCGCGCCGTGAAGGCCGCGCCCGCGCCCTACTCGCCCGCCGAGCTGGCGGAGGCGAAGCGCCTGCTGGAAGCCGGCCGCACCGCCGACGAGGCCGCGCGCCTGCTGGGGCGGCCGAGCGGCGGCGCGCTCCGCCAGGCCGCCCGCCGCCACCGATCCACCATCCCGGCCCGCTGCGGCGGCCAGGTGAAGAACCACCGGAGGCCGCGGGCATGATGCACGACGACGGGCTGGCGGCCTTCATGCTGGACAAGCTGGCGCGCGAGCTGGCCGAGGCCCGCCACGCCGAGCAGCTGGCGCAGGCCTCGCTCCAGGTCGCGGAGCTGCGGGCCGCCGAGGCGTCCCGGCGCGCGGCGGGGGCGAGCCAGGCCTTCCAAGCGGCGTGCCGCGGGCTGGTGGACAGGCACGCGCCGAAGCCGCCGCCGGAACAGCCGTGAGCTACGAGCTGAAATACCGGGCGCCGGGCCCCGTCGCCGCGGCGTTCCTGAAAAGCCGCCCGGCCGGCGACGCGCTCTCCGACACCCTGCCCATCGACTGCATCCTGGGGCCGATCGGCAGCGGCAAGTCGGCGGCGAGCTGCATCCGCATCTTCCTGCACGCCTCCGAGCAGCCGCCGGGGAAAGACGGCTGGCGCAGGAGCCGCTGGGCGGTGGTGCGGAACACCTACGACGAGCTGAAACGGACCACCATGGCGACGTGGTTGGACTGGTTCCCCGAATCCGTGTTCGGGCCGGTCAACTGGACGCCGCCCTTCAAGCACGTGCTCCGCCTGCCCGAGCAGAAGATCGAGCTGGAAGTGTGGTTCGTGCCGATCGACAACGCCGAGGCGGTCAAGAAGGTACTGAGCTGGGAGCTGACCGGCGCTTGGGTCAACGAAGGCCGGCAGATACCGCGCGAGGTGGTGGTGGCGCTGCGCTCCCGCTGCGGGCGCTACCCGTCCGTGCGCTCGCTGCCCCCCGGCCAGGCGCCGGGCTGGTCGGGCGTGATCCTCGACAGCAACGCGCCCGAGGACGAGCTGCACTACCTGCTGATGTGGGCGGGCGTGACCGAGCCGCCCGAGTGGCTGGACGAGGCGACGCGCCGGCAGATGCACAAGCCGCCGGGCGTGAAGGTGTTCATGCAGCCGCCCGGCCTGCTGCCGGTGCGCGGCCCCGGCGGCGCGGTGACGGGCTTCGTGGACAACGCGCACGCCGAGAACCTGCCGAACCTGCGGCCGGGCTACTACCGCGCCCAGCTGGACGGCAACACCAGCGCCTGGGTGCTCAACATGGTCTGCGTGGAGCCGCGCCGCGCGAGCGACACCCGCCTCGTGTATCCCGGCTTCCGCCGCGAGCTGCACGTCTCGCCGGCGCCGCTGGGGTACGACCGCACCAAGCCGCTGCTGCTCGGCGCCGACTTCGCGCGCAACCCGTCGGTGGTGGCGGCGCAAGACCACAACGGCCAGCTGCGCGTGCTGCGCGAGTGGATCGGGCAGAACGTGGACGTGGCCAGCTTCTGCGCCAACAAGGTCGTGCCCGAGCTGAACACCCTGTTCCCCGACGCCAAGATCAGGGGCTGGGGCGACCCGGCGGGCTCGGCGCGCACCGGCGGCGACGACAAGACCGCGTTCGACCACGCGCGCGAGGGCGGCCTGCAGCTGGTGCCGTGCTGGACGAACGACCCCGACCAGCGCCAGCGCGCCGTGACCCGGCTGCTGGAGCGGATGGCGGACGGCGCCCCGGCGCTCGTGCTCGACCCGCGCTGCTCGATGCTCGCGGGGGGGTTCAACGGCGGATACCGTTTCGAGCGCAAAAAGGTGGACGGGACCGTGGACGAGTACCACGAGGCGCCGGCCAAGAACGCCTATTCGCACCCGCACGACGCGCTGCAGTACCTGTGCGCGGGCCTGGGCCGCGGGAGCATGGCGGGCGACGCCGAGCGGCGGCGGCAGGCGGCGGAGACGCGGCTGCCGAACGGGCGGGTCAAGGTGGACCCGCTGGCGCTGGCCCGGCAGGCGCGGCGCTTCGGCGGCGGGGCGGGGCGGTGAGCAACGCCCCCGGCGGCCTGGACCTCCATCCCGAGTGGCTGGTGGGCTTCGTGCCCGCCGTGCCCTCCTCGCCCTGGTGGATGCGCAAGCTCCTGCGGCCCGGCTACGCCCATTGCTGGGCGGCGCGGCCGATCGACCGCGACGGCACCGGCCTGTGGCTGTGGGCGGAGTGGACGCCCGAGCGGCTGCTGTTCGGCCTCGCCTCCGACGCCCTGGTGGGCGAGGCCTGCGAGGGCGCCACGGAGGTCGTGCGCTGGCGCCAGGACCTCACCGCCGAGGGCGGCCCGGTGCGGCCGATCCTGGCCATGCACCACTGCGTGACGCAGGTCGGGCACACGGTCGGGCTGCGGCCCCGGCACTTCGCCACCCCCTGGTGGCTGCGCTGTGCACTCCTGGCGGCCGGCGGTTCTGTTGTTGTGCGGCCCGAGAAGAGCCAACCCAGCCCGGAGCCGCGGCCCGCCCCATGAAAACCCCCAAGATGCGCGGCCCCAGCGCCGAAGAGCTGGAGGCCACCCGCCTGCAGAACGAGGCGATGGCCAAGCGCAACGCCGAGCTGGACACGGAGAAGAAGAAGAAGGCCGCCGAGGAGGCGGACGCGACCGCCGCCCTGGCCGGCAACCGGGTGGGCGTCCGCAGCCTCCTGTCCAACGATTGGGCCGGCTTCGACCGCACGGGCGGCTTCGGCGGCGCCGGGAGCGGCCGGGCATGACCGCCCGCGCCCCCGCCCCCCTGGCCCCGATCGACGCGGGGCTGCTGACCGAGCGCGACCGCCAGCGCCTCAAGGGCGTGCGCGCCGACCTCCGCATGGTCGTGGAGCTGGCCCGCAAGTCCTGCCCCTTCATCGTGGTCGAGGGGCTGCGCACCGAGGCCCGGCAGAAGGTGCTGGTGGCCACCGGCAAGTCCCTCACCCTGAAATCCAAGCACCTGCTGGGGCACGCCGTGGACGTGGCGCCGCTGGTGCGGGGCGTCCTGTCCTGGGACGCGGCCGACTTCCGCCCGCTCGCCGCCGCCATGGAGGAGGCCGCCGCCCGCCTGGGCGTGCGGATCGAGTGGGGCGGCCGGTGGCGCAAGCTGGTGGATTGCCCGCATTTCGAGCTGGTGGACGCCTCGAACCCGGCGAGCGTGGCGCACGCCCGCGCGCTCGCCGCCGCCGGCGGGGTCCCGGCGTGAACGGCGCGACCGGGCCCGGCCACGCCCCCGGCGCTTCGGAGGACGCGCGGCGCTCCTTCGCGCTGGCCAAGCGGCTGCGCCAGCCCTGGGAAAGCCGCTGGCAGCGCCTGTTCGACCTGGCGATGCCCTACCGCACGCCGTTCAACGGCCCCACCAACGCCGACGGCTCCGCCCGCGAGGGCGCCACCGTCTACGACAGCTCGGGCATCGTCGGCATCGAGGAGATGGCGAACCGGCTGCAGTCGGGCCTGTGCCCCGCCGGGCAGCAATGGGCGCGCATCGAGGCGGAGAAGGCCGACGACCGGCTCAAGAAGGGGCTCCAGGAGGTGCAGGAGGAGATTTTTCGCCTGCTGGACCTGTCCAACTTCCACTCGGAGATAAACGACGCCTTCAAGGACCTGTGCGGCCCGGGGCAGGGCTGCATCGCCATCGCGCCCGGCGACTGGGCGGAGCCGCTGCGCTGCCAGGCGATACCCTTGGCCGACGCCTGGGTGACGCCGGGCGCCCACGGGCGCTGGGCGGACGTGCACGTGCGCTACCGGCTGCCGCGCTACGCGGTGCGGGCGCAGTGGCCCGACGCCAAGCTGCCCGAGCCCAAGGCGCGCGGCGGCCGGTCGGACCCCGACGCCGACGAGATGGAGGTCATAGACAGCTGGCTCCGCGACCTCCGCGAGCCCACGGAGAAGTGGCGCCAGGAGACGCACGCGCACGAGGGCGCCTGCCTGCTGGCGGCGCGCGGGCACGAGGGCCAGGGCGCGTGCCCCTACGTGTTCGGCCGGTGGTCGAAGGGCGCGGGCGACCTCTACGCGGTGGGCCAGGGGATGCAGGCGCTCCCCGACCTCGAAACCCTCAACGAAGTCTCGCGGCTCATCATGGCGCACGCCGAGATGGGGTTGTCGGGCATGTGGCAGGCGGAGGACGACGGGGTGCTGAATCCCTGGGCCGTGCAGCTGCAGCCGGGGACCATCATCCCGATAGCGCCGGGCAGCAAAGGGCTGCAGCCGGTGCTGCACCCGGGCACCAAGATCGACCTCGGCATGATGCAGCTGGAGGAGCGCCGGCACGCCGTCCGCAAGACGCTCTACAACGACAGCATGGGCGCGAGGCAGGGCACGCCGCCCACCGCGTTCGAGATACAGGAGCGGCAGGCCGAGCTGGCGCGCATGATCGGCCCCTCCTTCCATCGCGTGTGGCAGGAGATGGCG